CTTTTTCATTTCCCCAAAGATAACCAAACTCTTACAACATCGCAACCCTTACAAGCCAATCCATCGTAACGCTGAACTCATACCTACTGCCGTTAAGCAAAGGCTCCACATAGTTCACGCTCTGTATCTGCTGAGTGATGACATTAAAGCCCGTCACCGTGATAGTGTCGAAGGTAGTCGGCTGCATGATCTCCGCAACCGTATTCCCCAACTTGTTCACGTCACGCACGCTCACCACCCCTTGATCGTTGGCGATGGCGCACTTAATGCTTACGCTGCAATCGTAGATAAACTCGTCCTGCGGCCCTGTTTCCTGTTGGCTGATAGGATAGATGTAGATGTACGCATCCGCGCTAAAATCGGGGCTTTCAGAGGTGTATACGGGAATGGTAGACGAAAGCTCGCTCACATCCGTAAAGCAGGTCGATAGCTCCAACGTACCCCCGTCATTTAGCACTCTCTGTACATAGCTCAACTCATACGGGTAAACGGTATTGCCCGCTTGCACCTTGTCGGTCAAAAGCGTATAAATAGCCTCAATAATAGATGCCTGCGCTAGTTTCATGCTTCCAAAGTTACAACTTCACGAAGGCGGTTTTTTAGCTCCGCATAGTCCACCGCCTCCCCGTTCCGGTATCTTTCAAACCCCCAAATGTTCTCACCGCTTTTTATGTCAATGATGTAGGGGGCATCTTCGCCAAACTTACAAGGGGGGAATCCTAAATCAATTAGCCTGTTCTCGCTGATGAAGTCCAACGATCTATTGGCCTTTTTATTCCATAGCTCACCATCCATAAAGGAAAGCTCAACGGCCTCCCTGCTGAATAGCCGCCCCGCCCCAAATAGCTTGTTTGCGTCCGTTTTCTCGTACTTCCACATAACAGCAGATTCGCTCTCTGGGTGCATAAAGTAAATCGAATCACAGCCCACGTTATGTGCTCCGCTGTCTATCGCCTCAAAATACAACTCATCCCCATCAGGCAAAAAAACGTCATCGCTTCCGATCTGCAGAAAGAAGTCTGCCCCCGTGCTATTGAGTGCCTCCCGCATCAAAGTGTTGTGCTTCGTGCTTAACGGGGTATTAGGGGCAAATACCACCCCTCCAGGCAATCCGTAGTTCTTCAACACAAAGTGCAAATCTTCTAGCTCGCTCCATGCAACGAAGAGGAAGAGGTTGACCCCTTCCGCCTTCCATCGTTCCTGCATATTAGCGAACCCCGCAAGTGATATTTTCAAGATGTCGTGCCTTCCGTAAATAGGCATCCAAGCGCAGACGTTCACCATTAGCGAACCGACCTCATTAGCCTCTGAATGGCTCTAATATAACCGGGAATAACATCACGGAATGCGGGGCGAAGAAACGGCCTCGGCCCTCCATTAGGACCTGTTCCTATGGGTGTGCCAAATTCAATGTAGCGGGAGTAAACAACGTTTGAGCCTATTAGGTAAGTGATCTTTGAAACCATCCTACGCACGCCCTTAAATCCACCTACTCTGATATTGTTAATGCTATTCTTCAAAATACCCTTGTCAACCGGCACCTCCTCCTTCGCCAATCGCTCCACCTCGAAAGCAGCGTAGGCCGTTTCCCTGTCGATTAAGTCGCTCACGCGCTCCCCGTACTTGGAAACTTCGCGCAAAACCTTGTCGATCTCGCTTTGCTTAACCTTAAACTCTACTTGCATCTATGCCTGTTGTTCGATACACTCAAACGTCACAAATAGCCTATCTTCACTCTCCAAAGCAGGTCCGCTCAATACCAAATTGCGACCCCTGTACACCACCTTAGCAATTCCCTCGGGGAAGTCCGCTTCATCCACCGAAGCAGACCAATCGAGGCGGCTCGCCATCGTTATGCGGTAGCGTATGTCGTTCTTCAACCTCCCTTCGTCCGCTCGCCTGTTGGAGTTTACCCTTTCTACCTTCGCCCAATCGGTAAAGCTGAGGACTAAAGAGGATCTCTTGCCCCCCATGCCATCGCTTTCGGTTTCGCGAATGTAGACGGCTACTTGCTCATTCATTTGCCCCGCGTTCATTACCAGTTCAGCTTTGTGCGTTCGCGGTTTAAAAGGCTGCTAAGATTCGCTTTGAGGTTGGCCACTATCGTACCCGTCACCGAAATACCTTTATGCTTGTAAAGTTCGTCCACGAGCTTGTAAATGGCCTCTTTGATATTGTGAGTGATCTCCACCGTTTGCATTCCAGAAACGTACACCACCTCCAGGCTGTCATAAGTGCCCGCGCTCAATACGCGCAGCCTATCACCTTTTAAGAGGTAGTAATCCGTGTCAGCTACTAAAGTGGTTTCGGTGTTGTCCTCGCTGTACGCCTTCACGCTTGTGATTGATCTCACCGGACCGACTAAATCGAGGTATAGGGTGGTGCCATCCAAATCGCGCTCGTCTGCGAAATTCCACACCTGAAGGGTTTGGGTGTTCACATTGATAGCCTTCCCGATGTACTGCTCAATCCATGTGACAGCACCATCTATCTGCTGCTGAATTAGGGCATCCTCCGCGCTGATATTCGGAATGCGGGAGTATAGCCGCACCTCCGCAATACTGACGGGGTTAGCCTTCGTTACTGAGGTTAAAGTCAGCCTTGTTCTCATAGTGCTTTGTAATTCTGTTGAGCAACTCTTTCGCCTCCTTCGTCCTTCGGGGAGGTATTGTCAAATCATCGAGCAAAGCCGCCACAGGCTTGTAAGGCTCCGCGTAACGGATGTTTATGTAGTGCTTGGCTTTCTCTTCGGGGAGATCAACGATTTGCCCTTTGGCTAAATCCATGACAGCCTTTCGCATTTTCACTTGCATACAGCAAAGATACAAAAGGAAAAGCCCGCCTATTTGGTTAGTGGCGGGCTTCGTTGGCCGGTGCGAACTATTCGCGGATTAAAGGAATTTCCAACGTATTTCGGTTATCGGCCAATGGGGTTATTTAAGAATGGTTCCAATCAACTGAATCGAGCGTTCTAGTTGTTCTAACTTAATCCACTCTCGATAAGTACGATAAACTGTTTGCGTCATGCCCCCCCCATGATCAATAGACAAGTGTAATTTACCATTGATTTTTTTAACTTTTATCCAAAATCCATCTTCGTCATCACTAGATATTTGAATGAAAACACCCTTAGCATAATGATTTGGGCCATGCATATCTACATCTACTCTTAACCCGTTGAAACTATGGCTAAAAGTCTTGTAGTTAACATCGTCTTCTGTTTCGCTACCTGTATCGTGGATAACGTCAATTTGCTCTATTGTTCGCATTGCTTTGGTTTTTGGTTTACGCAAAGATAAAAGAAAATAATTTACCCCACAAAAGAAAAAGCCTCCCAGCGACGGGAGGCTCAAAACCAAAGCGACTGAGGGCAGAACGCCCTCTTTGCGGCTTCAAAGGTAATAAAAAACCCCGCACTTGGCGGGGCTAAAATTATTCACATCAATCCTTACGATGCCTCGCCTGTGATAGCTGAGATAACGTCAGAGAATGTATCGTAGAATACAGCGTTATCGTGGAAGCGGGCATGCGCCAAACGCTCCTCGATGCGTACAGTTGTCAAGTTCTTCTGAACGTTGTCGCTATCCTGCTCGAAGAAACGAACAGAAGGAGCCTCACGTTGGAACAACTGGCCTTCGCTCATGCTGTCATAAACAAAGAACGAACCGGCTGCAACTGCTGAAGTGTGGCTGATCGGCATTCCGAAGATGGTAGCCACGCCTGTGCCGTTGTCAAAGTAGAAAGGCGATACATACTGACCGTTGCTACCCTTCGCGCTCATCATTTCGTAGTACTCGATAGGATTCACCAAGATGGTGTTAGCGGTGAACTCCTGAGAAGCGAGGTAAGCGATAGCGGCTGCAATAGCGTCCCACTTGTAAGGCTCTGTGCCCGCCTTGAATACGATACCCAAGTCAGTAGCATCGGCTGCGTTTACGGCCAAGCCTGCGAGGTTGGTACCAGTGCCGTCACCTGTCAACAGTTGGCTGTCCTCCTGGTTGAACAACTGTCTGCGAAGCTCGTAGCTCAAGTAAGTAGAGATTCCTGCGATATCGCCCAACATTTGGTTAGAGATACGCAAGAAAGCAGCGATAGTCTGCGCATCATAGCTTTGGGCTGCGAGGTCGCGGTCAAGCTGTGACTTTGCACTACCCTCTGTTTGGTTGGCAGCTGTTCCCTCACCTCCGGTATCTTTAGGGAAGCGAACAAGTTCGCCGGTCATAACGCCTTGGCGAAGGAAGTTGCGTACGCGGTTCTTGCGCTCAGGCTGTGGAAGAATAGACAAAACGGTTTCTTCGCCCACTTGTCCAGTGGTTGAAGCCGCAAAAGTCATATCGCCGGCAGCTTTGGTGAATAAGCCCTTGCTGTCCAACTCTACCTTGTGGCCGTTCTTCATGCGAGAGAACTCGTCCTTCTTGGCTACCATAGCATCGTAGAACTTCTGCTCAATGGTCTTTTCAGCGGCTTTGCTTGCGCTCATGCCCTGCTTTTGAAGCTCTTTGAAGCGAACTTCGATAGCGTCCAACTGCTTTTGAGTTTCACCGAAGTTGTCGGCCAACTTTGAAGCCTTCTCATTGTGTTCGCCAATCAAAGCCTGAAGCTCAGACTTTACTTGGTCGCTGTATTCGCGTTGGCCCTTTTCGATTTGATCGAGGCGGCCTGTGATCTCACCATTGAGGTGAGCCAACTGCTCCTTGATGTTCAATTCAGACATTGTTTTGTCAGTTTTTGGTTGAGGTTATTTCGCG